CATTATACCACAATTGTTGATTTTGTCAATGGGGAAAGATTAAAAATAGATTAAAATTTGATGAGAGTTTGTGCGATTTGCTTGTTTTTTTGTGCGCCTATGCTACCATTTTTTTCTCCTTCCCCCTGTCAGGTCGGGGGTCACCACTAAGATTTTATCTTACACCTACATACCAATTGTTGATTTTGTCAAGGGGGAAATCGATTAAATCTGGGGGGAATCGATGCCTGCTGTGTGCGTCATGCACGCGCGGCTAAGGGACGGAGGGCGCGTATGATTGTTGCCTATCCCCGTCATAATGTTGTATAATGGTGGCGTGAACACAAACAAGGCACGCCAGGAACATCCAGAACTATTCGGTGAAGACGGTAATCCTTTGCCGTCTGACAGACTGGTGGACATTGCTCGTTCTATCGCGGGTGACAGATTGCTTCTGGCCTTTTCCGGGCGCGACAGCCTGGCGGCTTGGCTGTATCTGAGGGATAGGGGGTTTGAGATAATCCCATACTTTTGTTACACCGTTCCTCATCTCTCATACGATGACGAGATGCTGGATTATTATGAGCGCTACTTTGGCGTGCACATCATCAGGCTTCCACATCCGCGCACTTATGAGTTGTTAAATAGTGGCGCGTGGATGCCTCTTGACGATTGGGCAATTGTCTATTATGCCAATCTTCCCCGCTTTGAGTTTGCCGACATCGAGGACTACTTGGCGGGGAAATTTGGCCTGCCAGAAACGTACCTTTCGGCTGTCGGATTCAAGGCCTCGGACAGCCTTTCCAGACGGCGCATGATTCATCAAATGGGGCCAATAGGTTTTAAAAAGAGAAAATACTACTTTGCGATTTGGGACTGGCGCAATTCCGACGTCGGGGAAACCATTGCGCGCGCCGGCCTTAAACTGTCTAAGTCTTACCTTTACTTTGGCTCAACAGGAGACGGCATTGATTATAATTTCGTAAAATTCCTACGAGACAACCTGCCCGAGGATTATCAGCGCGTCCTTGCTCTCTTTCCGATGGCAGACATCGAGATTTTTAGGTACGAGTGTGTGAAATGAAGAAGTACGAAGCACAACGCAAAGAATTTTCCCCGAAAAGACACAAAAAGACCCATGCTCGCCTGCCAGAGCTCGAGACGATGTTCGACTTCGATGGCGACCCCCTTGAGGGCGTGGAGTATGACCCCAACGACCTGGAGGCAAGCGCGCACCGGGAACTTTCAGAAATCGCACGGCTAATAAAGGAGCAGAAAAGGGCGGTTCTTGACCGCTTCCGCATTGCCGATGACCCCGATTACTGGGTTGCTTTGTGCTTTCAGTGTCACGAACAGCGCGACGAATTCCTGAGGGGCGTTGGCTGGGATGACTTAGGCGATAAATACCTCAACGGTCTGGAGGTTGCGCGCAGGCTTGGAGTTCCCGTGAAAATTTACGACGTCTCCCCTCTCCCCCTGCGCGGGAAACCCAAAAAATTCACAAGAAAGGAGGTGATATAAATGAGAGCCATCAAGGTCTTTAACCGAATTGGCCTGCGCAGGGGCGCCATTGCTCGTGGTGGCGCAGCTCGTGGCGGCGGCGCAGACAATCGTTAATTGTTCTGCCGGGGGAGGTGTCTCCCCCGGCAAGGGATTGATTATGGGCGTGAGAGGAAGACGACCAGTTCTCACAGATACCGTCATCGAAAAGATTTGCGAGGCCTATGAGATAGGCGCATCGTATCGCATTTGCGCGGCTTATGCCGGTGTATCTGTGGCGTCTATCTCCAATTGGCTGCGCCAGGCGCGAGAACTTCAGGAGCGCATTGAAAGCGGCGAGAGAGTCAAACTGACCTCATACCAGAGACAATTGTTAAAATTTCTAGACAAACTGACCGAGGCGGAGGCCAACGACGCAATGAATTTGCTCCAGGTGATAGACAAGGCTGCCGCGCGCGACCCCGTCTGGGCTGAAAAAAGACTTATGCGCCGCTATCCAGACATGATAATCGCGAATCGGTCGGAAACCAAAATCCGCGTTGAAGAGCCAATCGTCATCGAGTGGAGAACCTATGATAAGGGCGATGATGCCCCCGCTACATCCGGCACAGGTGAAAATAGCGAACAGTGAGGCCCGCTTTCGCGTTGTGTGCTGTGGCCGGCGGTTCGGCAAGACGCGATTGGCCGTTCTGCTTTCGCTGGCCGAAATGTTGCGGGGTGGCGCGGTGTTGTGGACGGCGCCGACTCACGACAAGGCGATGATAGGCTGGCGGCTGTTTGAGGAGTTGGCCGCGCAAGTTCCCGGCGTTGTTGTTCAGCGCGGAAGCGGACGCATCGAATATGGCGGCGGCTGGATTTCTGTCCGTTCCGCCGACAGTGAGGGTGGATTGCGCGGCGAAGGCCTGTCGCTTGTCGTAGTAGACGAGGCCGCGCACATTCGTGACCTGGAGCGCATCTGGCAGCAGGAACTTCGGCCTGCGCTGACAGACCGCAAAGGCCGCGCGTTGTTCATCAGCACCCCGCGCGGATTTAATTTTTTTTATAACTTGTTTCGCATGGCTGACCACGACGCCGATTGGCAATCGTGGCAATTTCCGTCATCAGCAAATCCATTTCTCGACCCCGCCGAAATCGAGGCCGCGCGCCGTGAATTGCCCGCGCTGGTATTTCGCCAGGAGTACATGGCGGAATTTGTGCAACTCTCTGGCGCGATGTTCCGCCGCGAGTGGTTCGAGATTGTCGAGAGCGTGCCATCGTTGACCGTGCAGGCGCGCCATTGGGACTTGGCGGCGACCAGCAAGACAACCGGCGACTACTCCGCAGGCGTCAGGGTTGGGCTGGCCGCTGATGGCACGGCTTACATTCTCGACCTTGTGCACGGACGCTGGGAATGGCCTGCACTGATTCGCATCATCGGCCAGACGGCGCGCTCCGATGGCCCCGGCGTGGTACAGACCATCGAGACGGTCGGCGTCCAGCGTGGAATGCTGGATTTGCTTCGCGCCGAGCCAGCACTTGCTGACATTCCATTCCACGGCGTGATGCCGCTGGCGGATAAAATCGCACGCGCTAACACGTGGCTGGCGCGTGCAGAGCAAGGTAAGGTCAAACTACTGCGTGGCGAGTGGAATGCCGCCTGGCTAGACGAGATTTGCGCGTTTCCCGAAGCCGAACATGATGACATTGTAGATGCTACCAGCGGCGCATTCGCCGGTCTGGCCGTGCCGCACCACGTAGAGTATGCAGAGAGTATCTGGAGGTAATATGTTGCCAAATCCTATCTATAGCGGTCTACTTGACCTGCTTGGACGTGATGAGCAATCACGGATTGACATCATGCGGCGGCGGTGGGAGGCATACTATGGCAAATTCCCGCCGGCCCTAAAGGTCAAGACGGGACAAATTGATGACAATGTGCGCCTGAACTATGCGCGCATGATTGTTGACAAGGGCGTTTCGTTTCTTTTCGGCCAGGACATCGGCTTCGAGATTGACGAGACAACTGAAACGGAGACCGAAAAGTGGCTGGCGGCTTGCTGGCGGGCAAACCGCAAGATGACACTCTTGCAAAATGTCGCGCTCATTGGCGGTGTGACGGGGCACGCTTTCATCAAGATCGTTCCCAGCCAGCCATATCCGCGCCTTGTGCCGATTGACAGCGAGATGGTCACGGTATCGCTTGCACCAGATGATGCGCAGGCGATTATCGGCTATCAGATTGCGTATGTAGCGCGCGACCCTAAGACGCAAAAGCCAATCGGCGTGCAACAACTTATCGACCAAGATGGTGGACGGTGGATTATAACCGACCGGGTGGGGGACATGGAACGACTAGTTTGGACAACTGTTGGCGAGACTGTCTGGCCATATCCGTTCTCGCCGATTGTGGACTGCCAAAACCTGCCCGCTCCCGGCGAATTCTGGGGCTGTAGCGACCTAGAAGACGACGTACTAGAGATATTGCGTGCCATTAATTTCATCGCTAGTAACACGGCGCGCATTATCCGCTTCCATGCGCACCCCAAGACATGGGGACGCGGATTTGCGGCGAAGGATTTACGCATTGGCGTTGACGAGACAATCGTCTTGCCAAGCGAAAACGCTGAATTGCGCAATTTAGAGATGCAGAGCGACCTTGCGTCTAGTCTGGCCTATCTCGACCGCCTGCGCCAGGCAATGCACGAAATCAGCCGTATCCCGGAAGTCGCGACCGGCAATCTGGACAGTGCAGGCTCGTTATCTGGCGTCGCGTTGCAAATCCTGTATCAGCCACTGCTCGAAAAGACAGGAACAAAGCGGTTGCTGTACGGCGATATGCTTGTCGAATTGAATCGCCGTCTTCTGGCCATTGGCGGCTTCGGCGATGACATTCGCACTGTTATCCACTGGCCGGAGTTACTGCCGGGCGACCCGATGCAGGAGCGACAGGCCGCGCTGATTGACCATCAATTAGGCGTCAGCACCGATACCATCCTGCAACGGCTTGGCTATGACCCCGACCTGGAGCGCGAGAAGACGCAAGCAAACAGCGCGCAACTTGGCGAACAAATCTTGACAGCCTTCGACCGGGGCCAATAACATGGAAATAACACACAAAGACAGTGTTACAACCATCCGCCTGGAATTCGAGTCGGGGCAAAGGCAAAAATTTTATCTGTTCTCCGATGTCCACTTCGACTCTGTTTTTTGCGACCGCCGCCTATTTCAGGAGCATTTACAGCAAGCGGCGGAAGATAATGCCTATATCCTTGACGCTGGTGATTTTTTCGATGCCATGCAGGGGCGTTTTGACCCGCGCCGCTCGATGGAAGAGTTGCGCGAAGAGTATCGGCGCGAAGACTACTACGACTTCGTTGTCAAAGACGCGGCGCGTTTTCTTCAGCCGTATGCCAAGAATCTGTTACTGATGGCAGTCGGCAACCATGAACTGGCTATACTCAAAAACGCCAACACGCACCTGACCGACAGGCTAACCGCCGAGTTACGCTCGAACGGCTCACAGGTGGTGACCGGAGGGTTCAAGGGTTGGCTTCGCATTCTGTGGAAGTATAAAAACGGCGGAGAGGCCGGGTCATTCTTGATACGCTATAGTCACTCCGGGGGTGGGTATTCCGCGCCGGTAACACGTGGCATCATCGAAACAAACCGCCAGGCTGTGTATTTACCAGACGCGAACGTTATCTGGAATGGACACAATCATCACGGCTGGGTTGTGCCGATTGCGAGGGAGCGGCTGAGCAACAAGGGTATTGTGACGACCGATATAGCCTGGTTCGTGCGCACGCCGGGCTATAAGGCGGAGTATGAGCGCAGTGACAGTGGCTATCTGGCGCAAAGGGCGACGGGGCCGACCCCGCGCGGCGCGGTTGTCATCACGCTCGAATTCTCAAAGGGGCGCGGCGTGGCGTCAAGAATTGAGCCACTCTTTGAGGTGTAAAGATGCCGGACGGTGAAATCTTCGATGCGATTGAGCGCTTTCGCCGCGAGTTGTTGCGGAACGAACGGCGCGCTGCCAGCGAACTGGTGCGCATATACGGCGAAGCGTGGAGGCACATCAAGGAAGAATTAATGCGGCTAGACGCCGAATATCAAGCGATGAAGGAGCGCGGAGAGAAACCGGGCCCGGATTGGATTTACCAGTACAATCGGGCGCGGCTCTTCCGCGACCAAGTAGAACGGGAACTTCTAACATTCGCGCGGTATGCAGAAGGCAAGGTGCGAGAACAACAGTTGGAAGCCATCCGTGCCGCCGAACGACACGCTGAAGAGTTGGTCAGGCGAATACTCGGCAAACCGCCGGCCGGCCTGGTAATTGACTGGAATAGGATAGACCGTGCCAGCGTTGAAACTATTCTCGGTATGGTTCAGGCAGATAGCCCGCTCCATAAATTGCTGATGAGCATTTCGGCGAGCGGCGCGCAAGCCGCCGAAGATGTGCTAGTGCGGGGGATGTTGCTCGGTCAAAATCCGCGCGAGGTAGCGCGTGAGTTGCGGAGGGCACTCGGCACTACATTAAGCCGTGCGCTAACGATTGCGCGGACGGGGACATTGCGTGCGCACCGGGAAGCAACGCGGGCGAGTTACCAGGCGAATGCTGACATTGTCAAGGGGTGGATATGGCATAGCGCGGCAGATGACCGCACTTGCGCGGCGTGTTGGGCAATGCACGGCACGCATCACGACAACAGCGAGATATTAGATGACCATCCAAACGGGCGCTGCGCGATGGTTCCAGAGACTTATACCTGGGCGGAAATTGGCGAACGTTTTGGCATTGACCTATCCGATATCCCAGATACCAATCCAGATATCGAACCCGGCACATCGCTCTTCGAGAAATTATCGGAAGATGAGCAACGTGCCATTTTAGGGCCGGCAAAATATGACGCCTGGGTAAACGGCGAGTTTGACCTGGCCGATATTGTTGGTCAGGAGCATTCCCACGTCTGGGGAACACATCGCTACGAGAAAAGTCTAAAAGAGTTGCATAAAGATTAAAAATCGTGCTATAATGATTTCGAACATTTATT